TGATACTTTAGTTTTTTATGGAGATAGATGTGATGATGGACAGGCATTGAAGTTTCCAAGAAATAATTATCAGGTAGATGGTGTTGAACTAGCTTGTTCTAAAATCCCTAATCCAATAAAATATGCACAGTATGAACTAGCCAGGGCATTGGCAAATGATACCGATGCTATTACAGGAACTACTGGAAAAGATGGAAACTTTGAAGAAGTAAAACTAGGAGATATTCAAGTTAAATACAACACTGCAAGTCAGGGAACAGGATCTATAAATAATATTTTAGATGTTTACCCTTGGTTACAAAGTTATCTTGGAGCGTATATGCTAGGTGGAGCAGGAAGTTTTCAACTACGGGCGGTTAGAGGATAATGGCAGGACAACTAGACACAGCACTAAAGAATATAGCCAAACAGGTTATAGCTGATTTAGGCGATTCTTTAGATACCAGTATTACTTATACAAGAAAAACATCTCCTGTCTACAACACTTCAACTGGTGCAATATCTACAACCGATGTCAGCTACAGTATAAAAGTACCGATTGAATTTGTCAGATCATCAGAGGAAACTGGATTCCAGGAAAATGTAGCAAGACTATATGTAACACCAGATTTGATAGGAGACAGTCAGCCTTTATTACAAGATGAAATAACACTGACATTTTCTGGATCTACCAGATCAGCTAAAATCACAAATGTTCTTACTGTAAAAGGCGGTCAAGAATATTTATTCCGTATTGATGTTATTTTCTAATGACTTTAGTAAACGCACGAGCAGCATTTGAAACAGCAATAAAGACAGCCGTAACAAATGCCGACAATACAGTAACAGTCATATTCGATAATATGCCGTTTACCACTCCAGGTAAAAACAAAAAATATGTGATGGTAAGTTTAGATTTTGGTCAATCTACAACTCAGACTCAGGGAGCAGCAGTAAGTTACTATTCTGGATCTATAAGATGTGGAATTATGACACCACCACATAAGGGAAGTGCTGTTGCATCTGCTATAGCTGAATCAGTTATTACTGGTTTGACTTCAGTAAACGCTCCTGGATACTCAGATACATTTTCTGTAAGTCCAAGAGTATTACAAATAGAAGGACCAACTTCTGTAAATGTCGAAGAAGATAGTCACTACCTATCTGTTGTAAGCTGTGACTTTACTGCTAATGCCTAAAGATTTTAAAAAGCATTTTACTAAAGACTTAGGAAAGGCAATAACTAAGGGAAGAAAAGAGGTTGCAAAAACAGTAGCCCGTTCTTTAATTGAAAAAGGTCCGTGGTGGACAGGAACATTTGGAGAAAATTGGATAGTATCAAAAAGTCCTGTCCAGGCAACCAAGAAAAGAAAACCAGATTTTCCAAGTTATTTAATACCCGATCCAACAGCCAGGCAGATAAAAAATCCTAGAGTACCGAATGTAACATTGAATCAAGATTTATTTGTTGGCAACAGAGCTAAATATGCTGGTTTTGCTATTAACGCACCAGGACAAACAAGACCTAATTTAAAGGGAGAGCCTGTTACTTATGCGGAACATGGTAGAGATTTTAATTTAACATCTACGGGAGGACCAAATTGGTACAATATCTATACGAAAGGTGGTCTTATCAACAAAGATATAGCGTTAGCGTTTAAAAAGGTTGGCTTTAGGTAATAAAGTAGTAGTATAGTAGATGAATATACTAATTTATTTTGTATGCCAACAGATAGAGCAATCGACAAGCTAAAAAAAGCATTTAGCATAAATGAAAAGAGTAGTTACCCTATTTATAAAAATGGAGAGTTAGTTTTAAAGGTCTATTGGACACCTTTAACTATTGCAGATAGAGACTCCATAAATGCTACTCTAATGAGAGCCAACAAAGGACAGGAAGAGGGTAATTTAGACTTTGCTCTCCAAGTAATAATTAATAAAGCTGAAGATCAAGATGGAAAAAAACTATTTGTTGAAGCAGATAAGGCAAGTCTAAGAAGAGAGATACCATTAGCTGTACTCTTGGAACTTATGACAAAAATGCAGGAAGTGAGCGAGGAGGCAACTCCCGATGCCGTAAAAAGCACAACTTGATAAGGACAATTATTTATACTTACAATTCTTTGTTGCAGAAACTTTAGGGATTACTTTAGGTCATTTACAAAAGAACATGACTATAGAGGAACTCTATGCCTGGAACGCATATTTTAGATTGAAAAATGAAAGAGAGGAAAAAGCGTATGAAGATATGAAAAAGAAAGCTCAATATCGTAAGGTACGCTAAACTAAATGTAATGTTTTATCGAGATTAGTGGCATCTAATTACGAAGTTAATATAAAACTGAATACCAGGACTGTTAATAAGCAGCTAAATAATCTTGAGAAGCGTATATCAAAGTTAAATAAATTAGCTCAAGGTGGAAAAGCAAATAGAACAGTACTTCGTAATGAACAGGAAAAAATAAAAAAGACAGGTCAAAGACTTGGTTTAGAAAACAAAATATTAAAGAGAAAACAGGAACAGTTAAAGGTAGATCAACAACAGTTAAGAGTTGAACAGCAGACAGCTAATGCAATAAATAAACAAAGAAGTGGAGGAGGAGGTGGAAGAGCAGGAGGAGGAAATCGTCTTTCTGGTGCTCTTAGTAGTGGAATAATCTCTGGTGCATTTCCTCTGTTATTTGGTCAAGGACCACTAATCGGTGCTGCTGGTGCATTAGGTGGTGGTGTTGGATCATTAGTTGGCGGTCAGATGGGAGGTTTTGCAGGAGGTTTACTTGCAACTTCTATTGCAACACCACTACAACAATTTGGTATAGAGGCAGGAAAATTAGGACAGGCACTCGATCCAGCGACTAAAAATGTAGAGGCACTTACAGCAGCATTAGGGGTAACTGGAACTGAATTCGAAAAACAATTAGCAACACTTAAAAATCTAGGAGATGAGGAGGCAGCATTTGAAGCAGCAAGACAAAAAATGATAAATCTTGTAGGTTCTGATGGAGTAGATGCCTTAACTAAATTCGGACAGGGAATGACAGATTTAGGTAATAACTTTGCAAGGATAATGACTTTGATGAAAACTTCATTTGCAATGTTTATTGAAAACTCAGGTATAGGAAAATTTCTTGTACAAGGTTTAGAACGTGCAACCATACTAAAACAGGCAGAAGTACAAGGTCAGAATATTGATAGCACAGAAGGAAAAGCGATAGGAAATTTGATAGAAATGAGAAATAAATTATCTAAAACTGGTGCTGCTGTTGCAGGAATTAGTATTAAAGGGAGAGAAAATTTAATAAACACACTTCTAGGTCAAGAAAAAGGTTCTGGTATTTTTGGAGTAGTAACAAGAGAAGATGAAGATAGAGCTAGAGAACTTATAAATGACTTAATTGTTAAAAATCAAACTCTTATAAATGACAAGAACAGGCAAAAAGAAGCCGATGAAATGATAGCCAAAATACAACAGTCTAGAGTTAAAAATATAGATAAGGAAATACAACTTTTGGAGCGTAGTTTTAACATGACTTCCGAAGAATTTGAAATAGAAAAACAAATTGCTGAAATGAAAGAGCAAGGGGCCATAAAAGACGAAGAGGCTTTAAGAAATAAACTTAAAGATTTGCAAGTATTACAAAAGCAAAGAGAGTTAGCAGATCAAACAGCAGCAGCTTTTGAAAGAATGTCTCAGACAATAGCGACTGACATATCACAGGGAATCCAGGGAATGATTCGTGGTACTTCCACATTGAACGATATGTTGAACAACGTATTAAACAAACTCATAGATGCAGCGTTTAACATGGCATTTTTTGGTAATCCACAGGGAACGCTAGGAGGCGGTGGATTATTTGGTTCAATACTTGGTGGGCTAGGTTCAATATTTGGTGGTGGCGGTGGCATGATGGGTGGAGGAGGATATTTTGATCCAATAACAGGTTTAGGTACAGCAGGACCAAACTTCGGTTTGGCTAACGGAGGAATAGCCAGAGGAAGAAAAACTCATTTAGTTGGAGAGCGTGGACCAGAATTATTTACACCTGGGGTTACGGGTACAATTACACCAAACCATGCACTTGGCGGCTCTACAAATATAGTTGTAAATGTAGATGCTTCTGGATCTAATGTAGAGGGAGATGAAGAGCAGGGAAGAGAACTTGGTCGAATTATCTCGGCAGCGATACAATCAGAATTAATTAAACAAAAACGACCAGGAGGTATGCTTGCATAATGGCTACATTTCCCTCAATAAAACCCACATATGGACAACAAAAAAGATCCGCACCAAACACCAGAACAATTCGTTTTGCTGATGGATTTGAACATAGAATATTATTTGGATTAGCAGAACATCAAAATCCAAAAACTTATAATTTTACCTTTGAAGTTTCTGAAACTCAGGCAGACGAAATAGAAACCTTCCTTGATGCCCGTGCAAATGATAGTGCCAGCTTTGATTTTGAAGCACCTGGAGAAACTGCTGCTCAAAAATTTGTTTGCGAAAATTGGTCAAAATCTATACCATATAACAATAGAGCAACGATCCAGACAACATTTAGAGAAGTATTTGAACCATGAGCACTGCTCCCATTATTACTGATCTACAAAAGATCAATCCTTCAGCAATAATTGAATTATTTACATTAACAACAGATGCAACTTTGCATGGTTCTGCTCAGACCTATAGATTCCATAATGGAACGAATTTAAACGCTAACGGAGATATTATCTGGGCTGGCAATCAATATTTAAAGATGCCAATAGAGGCAGAAGGTTTTGCGTTTCAAAAAGGTCAACTTCCCAGACCTACTTTGACTATCAGTAATGCTCTTGGAACTATCACAGCTATTTTGTTAAATGTAAATA